CAAGTCTACGTTTAGGTACTTCTTCTGGTTTAAAGCCTCTTTGAATGAACGCAGATATTGGCAAACGATAGAATACAGCACCGTTCTCCATAATAGCATGAAAGAGAATAGGACGTCCTGTGATCGATGCCAGGCCAAATATAATGCAGTCTTCCACTTCTCCATGATGTTTTTTAAGGTCATAGAGATATTCTCTTCTGATCTGTGCATACGTCACAGGAATGTTTGCGTTTAGATAAGCCATCTAACATGACTTACTATGTAGCTAGTTCATATAATATAATGATAGCTACGATTACACCAATACTAACTTTTTTATTGGCCATAGCTAATCCCCATATTTTTACAGCTTGCTGTTTTACTTTTTCCATAGTTTCCTCCTATTTTATTATACCCCAGTTTGGGCCTTTCTTATAGTTAACTTTGTTAGGTATTTCAAGATTAATAGCTTTCTCCATTACTTTTTCTATTGTATTTTTCTTTTCATCACTATCTATAGAAAGACACAACTCATCGTGTATTTGAATGTGTGGCACAATACCTTTTTCATACAGTAGAACCATTGCTTTTTTTGTCATGTCAGCTGCTGATCCTTGTACCAGTCTATTTAAAGCTTTGTAAGTAAAGGCGGGAGTGAAGTAAGCGTTAAAGTACTGCTCTCTTTCTTCCTCTGTGTGCTTCTCTATTTTCTTTTTAGATTTTAGATTAAATAATTTTTTAAATTCCTTGTCTGCCTGTTCTTTAGTCAACAGCCTGGGAGTTATCCATTCTCCTTCATAGGAAATTGTACCATCTTTATTTTTAATTTCGTTAGCTTCAGGATCCCATTCTTCAAATTTACGTTCTTTGTTATTCCATCTTTTATTAACACTTTCATATCTTTCAAATCTACAGAATCTATCTTCTAAGGTAAAGACTAATTTATGTTCCTTAGCAAAGCCCATTAAATTATCTGATAGCTCTTTAACAAAAGGAACTTTTTTATGATAAGTATCAAATAATTTTTTTGCTTGGGCCTTATCTAGATTTAGTTCTTGTTGTAATTTACCTTTTCCCATACCATAAAATAATCCAAGATTAATAGTTTTAGCTTGTCTCCTTGATATGTTTGCCATTTCCGCTACAATTTTATGAAAGTCTGCTTTATTATTATTAAACTTATCTCCTAGTTCTGTTGTCTCTGATAATTTATGTTTGATAGCATAGTGAACAACAATTCTTGGTTCTTGTTGCGAGTAGTCAAAACTTCCCCAATCACATCCTTCTTCAGGTATAAAAAGTTCTCTCATCTTTTTACCTATGAAGCCTTTAGCAGGAATCTGTTGTAAATTGGGATTAGACATACTAAATCTACCAGTTACCGTTCCCCCTTGATCAGATCTAATTTGATTTATATCTGCATGTATTCTTCCCTTATGAATATACCCTTTTAATCCTTCAATGAAGGTGTTTACAGCTTTATCGCACTCTCTTGCCTTACCTACATGTCTTAAAAATCTATTTGAATGTGTTTTCAAATAATCTTTTGGAAGTTTTGGCATCCCTGACTTTGGTGTCTTTTCATAGTCGGTTATCTTTTGTTGCTGTAATAAAACTTTAATTGAGTTTGCAGCCCACAATTGTACGCTTACTTGAGTATGTTTCTTTATAATGTTTATTAAATTATCTCTTCTGAACTTTAATTTGTTTCCAAACTTCTCTAATTTTTGGACATCAATTCTAACTCCTTTAAACTTCATGTCAACCAAACATGGAAACAATCTTGTCTCTAATTCAAATATTTTTCTACAAGTTTTGTTTTCTTTTGTATCTGGTTTTATATATAATACTTCGTCTAATTTTTTATTAAAAATATTCCATAATCTCAAAGTTAAACTAACGTCTTGTTTTGCATATTCTTTTACGATGTTAGAATCAATCCTATGCATATTAGTGATAGCGTCTTTTATGGTTCCATTACTATCTTTTAAGACTTTTTCCTGTAAATCATACTTGTATTTACTGTCGTTTAAATACTCTTTTGACAAGGCATCTAACGAATATTTAAATCTATTCTCGTCGATTACAGATGCGGCTATCATTGTGTCCACAACTCTACCTTTTATCATCTTACCTGTGATGGCTCTTATCCAACATACGTCGTACATTGCATTATGAAATACTTTTGTAATATTTTTATTTTGTAGAATTACACTATCTATCTCATCCCAAAATTCTTTTTGTTCTTTCCTTGATTTTTTTACATCGGAGTGATGTAAAGGAAAATAAACTGTGTCTCTACCTGTGGCAACAGCAACGCCTGTTATAAAACCATCTCCTCTTGTCGCTCCCAAACCTTTTGTTTTTAAATTAGGGTCATATGTTTCTATATCAATTGCAACTGTATCTACATTTTGTAGATCTAAATCTGCAGGAGTGCTACACATTATTTAAGAATCCCCCAGGAGTTTTTCTTCTCTTCTTTCATTTTTTCAGGATAGTCTCTATCGATCGCCATGTCAATATAATGTTTTGCTTTTAATAAATCTTCTTTCTGATTTTTCTGTTTGTGCCTGCATAAATATTTTATTGCGTTTCCTTCGGCGAACGGAATATTATTTTTGTTAATAAATTCTGAAGGCTGAATCGCCATCGATTTATAATGAGTTCCACCTACCTGCTTTTTATATATTTCATTCTTCATCTTCATCTCCATAAACTTCTCTTTCCATTCTTTTTATAAATCTGTAAAATTCTTCTTCAGTCATTAATCTAGATAATACCTTCTGTTATTTTGTATTCCCGCTAAAGAAAGTTGTCCTTTAGAAGAGCTACCTATACTCCAACAATCATGCTTACCTCTACTGTAAGCGACATATGCTAATCTTATAGGCTCATCGCCGCGTTCCTGATTATAAACGGATAAATCAACTATTACATTATCAAATGTTAGACCTTTGACTTTATGAGTTGTGTCATGACTCACTCTTGGCATTTTTTCTACATCCATGTTATTAGCTAAAACTTTTTTAATAAAAGGGACCTTAGGAATTAAATCTTTTAAAATTAAAACCTCTGAAAAGCTTTGACATTTTTTAGTTTCAGGAAGAATAAAACCCATATCTATTAACTCTTGAATATTATATTCCTTATCGATTAAAGGTTTTAAAGTATCAACGGATCCTTTGCCATGAACTTTTACTGCTTTACCCATCAGAGGCCAGTAATCCATTACCTGTCTTTTTGAAACTTTATCATTTAAAAAATTTTGCCATGTTTTAAAACATCTAAAATGTTTCCTGGAGACGTGAGGATGATCATTTGATACAAGTTTATAATCAATACCATTCGTTTCAAGATATTCATTGATGTGTTTATGTGTGGGATTACCTCTATAGGTAAATAAAAAAGTTTCATTTGTATTTAATATCTTTTCAATTAAAATATCATTGGCTATACATGATTGACCTAAGCTAGGAATCCAGTAGGACTGTCCTTTTATTCCTGCTACTGGGGTCCATGTTCTTTCTGCATTAACACCCCATTTTTTCCATACAGGTAGTATTATTTTTTTACATATTCTATTTATAGTTTCTCCACACCTTAGACCTTCAGTAAGTTCATTTTTTTTTGACTCTTCTGTACTTCCTAATTTATAAAAATAATTTGGATCTGATCCTACGTATTCGTGAATAGTTTGATCTGCATCACCTACAAAAATAAATCTTTTTGCAAATGTAGCTGCTTTTTGTAAGGCTTTTATTTGAGGTTTACTACAATCTTGAGCTTCGTCTACTATTAAAATATCTATGTCCTTTGGAGTTTCTGCATGAAAACGAAAATTATCTATCATATCTTCAAAAGATAATTTTTTATATTTATCTCTGAACTCATCATATTTCTTTTTTAATTCTTTTAAGGTATGTAAATTATAAGGCTCGTATCGGCGCGAATCACATATTCCCCAGTAAGCATCAAAAGTTAATTCTTTTCCATGTGCGTGAGAACTAAATTCATAAAGAGGATGTTTATCCCATGATTTTGGTTTATTCCAAAACATCATAGATGTATTTTCACTGCAGAATGCTTTATGTTCTTCCTTATCATATTTTTGTAAAGGTAAATATTCTCCTCTGAAGTAAGAATGTATGGTACAAATCTGATCTTCTAATTTTGTATCGGGTACATTTTTTAATTCCGGTAGATTTTTAACAGCTTTTATAATTTCTTTAGCCGCTACTCTTGTATGAGATAGGACAACTATTCTATCCCAAGGGTATTTTTGTAAAAATTCAGCGTAATTTTTTTTCAACCATTTATGAGTCTTACCAGTTCCTGGAGGTCCAGGTATAAACTCCGGTGTTTTTTCACTATTCATCTTCTTCCTTTGCTTGATTTTCTATTACCACAGCTTCTCCTTCCCAAATTATTTTCTCGTTGCTAATTCCTTCACCTTTTATCTTCCAAGAAACACATGATTTTTCTTTGTATTTTCCATGATAATTCTCTGCTTTTAATATGTTTTGCACTTTCATGACGAGATCAACTCTTTCCATGTTGACTCTATTTTTTGTTAATTCTTTTTCAAAATTATTCAAATCAAATTCAATTGTTGAATTTCTTGTATTATAATATGGAAGCTTATGAACAAAGAGTTGTTCTTTATCTGTATAAACACCTTTTATATCTAAATAATCTAAAAACATTCTTTTAAATTTGTAATCATTCTCTGCTTCTTTCACATAATCTTTTGATTTTTCTCTTGCATTAAATTTAGAAATCATCATTACTTCAAATTCTTTGGCCTTTTGTCTTGGAAGCCATGCACGTGCTTGACTCATCGCTGCATCATAAAATAGTTTTTGATTCATGAGAGTTGCTCCATCAACTATTATTCTTCTTTTAAATATTTCATCTTTCTCTGGAACATTTAAATATACATAATATCTGTCAGCTCCATACTCCACGATTTTTTCAATCATGTCATTGGAAATTTGATTTGTCATCTCTTGGAATATTCCAATCCAATTAAACAAACCTTGAATACTTCTATGACTATAACCGGTTAGCTCTGAAATTTTATTTACACCAAATTTTCTATCTGTTTTAGAAGTTGTAGTACCTTTTTTTGATCTCTCCTTGACATCATCGTTCGCTTCTTCTGCAATTCTAGAAACAAACAAATCTATTTGATCTTCTGTCCAGTCTGAATTTTTTAATAATATACCTGCGATCGCAGTACAATACTCATCTCTCTTTCCCTGCCCTGGATATATAATAGTTAAAGCAGCTGATAATGCTGCTTTACCAACATCTAAGAGTAAATTACCTTCATATTCTCTTATCTCTTGGTATTTTTCCCATTTAACATTTGTTTTTGATCTACTGTGTAGAGAATTGGGAACGATAGTATATCTCTTTCTTTCAGTTCTTAATTCACATATCATTGCGCCATGTGGAAAATCTTTGTATTCTTTTTCAAATTCATCGGGTAAACTAAATTGCTTAAAAGGAATTTCTTTTTTATTAGACCAAAGATAATGACTAGAAGAATTACCCTCTCTTCCAAAAATTGCACCACAGTCGTTAACGTAATAGCCTATAAAGTTTTTTACTAATTCATTATCGATGTCTAAATCAATATCATTATCAAGTCTTAATGCTATTTCTGCTGTTCCGTGATCCCTGTTCCATATGTCTTTCTCTATTTTAAAATTCTCTTCGGTATACTTGGGTACTTTAGGCTTTCCCTTGTAACAAGGTATAATAACCTTTCCCAAATCTAACCAATCTCTATAATCTATAGGCTCTTTATTCATATTTTAATATAAATGGGCGGATCCACTCTCGCTTAGCCGCCCACTCCCCGAGGAAGTTTATAGGTTAAAAGATGATTGTTTCTGTTCTTCTCGAACTTCAGGTTTTGCTTCAATTTCACCGCTGCCTACTCTTCCAGCGAAATTTTTAGCTGTATCATATATACCTTTATCTGATACAGGCCCTACCTGAGATACATCCCATCCAAACCATGTTCCTTTGTCATTAGACATTTGAACAGTTTTTAGTTTGTAAATGTGGCTATATGTTGGTGGTGTAAACATACCATTTTTACCTTGCAGTTTAATCCCCATCATCATCGAGTTCCATTTTCTACTCACTTTTAATTGAGTAGCTTTCATAGAAATCAAAGCTGTTGTAGGACTATCTCCTAACAAGATCACAAAATGATTTGCTGTGTTTTCAATATAGTTACCATTCGGTAATCTATCTTTATAAGATTTATCACGAGTAGTTTGACTCATAATATCACTGTCAGCACTATGTATAGCAACAGGAGCACCAGTACTTGATCCTCTATCTTGCCATTCTACTAACTGTCTCTTATAATGAACAGGAATAACCTCGATACCTTTTTTGCCATCATATAAATGACCGCTCACAGTATTTAAAATCATTCCAGGTTCTGCACCTTCAATATGTTTAGCATGTTGTTTATTCACTTCCGGTGATAGTTGTCCTAACACTTTAAGAAATGGTAATGCTAAATCTTCTTGAGAGATGTTCTCTCCACCTGCATTTGCGTCAGCTTCGAAAAGATTCGTTGCTAATGCACCTGCTTTTTCTTTTTTTATTACTTGGTTCATGTTTATTGTTTCCTTTTTATTGTTGTTTTATTTCCAACAAATATGTTGAAAATTTCCGTTGGCATTTCTTTACCTGCCTCAATACGCTCACGGACTAACGCTTTAAGAGTCATGGG